AGGAACACTACCTACAGGAAACGGCGGTACAGGGCTTACTTCATTTACAACGAATGGTGCTCTATATGCAACGTCTACTTCTGCTCTCACTACTGGCACTTTGCCTGTCGCTTCTGGCGGTACTGGGACCACTACTTCTACTGGTTCTGGGAGTGTAGTTTTAAGCACCAGCCCAACACTAGTAACGCCTAATATTGGTGCTGCCACTATGGGCGGCAATTTAAGTACGAATGGAAACTCAATTGTTGGTGGCACTTCAGGCGGAAGCTCATTAGCTTTACCTGTTGGCGGCTCTGTGACATTAGCGAGTTTAAATGACAGCGTAGTTGCTCTACGTGCTGGTACTACTGGCTCAGCATCTGCAGGCTTTCAACTAAATAATTTTGGTGCGTTAGGTCTTGGAACTACCCCAGCGTATGGCTCTCCTGGTCAAGTTTTAACCTCTGGCGGATCAAGCGCAACAGCGTCTTGGACATCAATCCCTGCCTCTACATACACTCGTACAAGTTTCTCAGCTACAGGTGGTCAAACAACGTTTACTCTAGTTTACGTACCAGGTTATGTAGAAGTATTTGTAAACGGCGTTTTACTTAACGCTGCAGACTATAACGACTCAAACGGTACGACTGTTGTTTTAGCTACCGCTTGCGCTGCAGGTGACGTTGTAGAGTTTCTTGCCTTTAACGCCACTTCAATAGGCACAGCAACAGCTGCAACTAATATTTCTGGTGGTATTGCTAGTCAAATTCCGTATCAAGTTGGCCCAGGATCTACTGCGTTTATTCCTAACGGCACCACTGGGCAAGCATTAATAAGTAATGGAGCATCAGCCCCGTCTTTTCAGGATATTGTTAGCGGAGCACAGGCTTTTGTAACAATGTTTAATGGCGGTAATACTTTACCAACCGAAAACTCAAGTGGCTTTGGAATAATTTAAAGGAGCAATAATGTCAACATCAGCACAATACGCATCAACCCCCAAGATAGGGTCGGCACTTTTAACCACTGCTGATACCTCTTTAACAGCCCCAACTACAGTAGGAACAGTATTTACTGCGGGTGCTAGTGGCTCACGAATTGACTACATTGACGTTCAGGGCGTAGCAACAACCAATGCTGGGCTTGTTAATATCTTTATTTTTGATGGTACTAACTACTTCTTGTATACCCAAATTCCTGTATTGGCTGTTACCTCATCAACAACAGTACCCGCATATGCAACAGTAGTTTCAAGTAATACAAACGCAAACATACTACCAATTAACTTACCGACCGGGTATTCGTTAAGAGCTACAACTTCTGTGGCACAGACAGGTGTTCGTGTTATTGCATTAGGCGGAGACTACTAAGATGAATAAAGGAATGTATGGCATATCACTGCCACCAAATTATGCAACTCGTGTAGCACCACCACAATGGGGAACTGTTCGAGTAATTAGGTCTACAACATCTGGTTTTATTGTCCCTCAAAACGTGTTTCAAATCGCTGCTATGGTTTGGGGTGGCGGAGGAAGGGGCGGTAGTACTGCTGGCTCTAATGGTGCTGGTGGCGGGGGTGGTGGTTTTGCTTACGGTATATTTGACGTAGTTCCAGGACAAACTTTACCAACAATTACAGTAGGTAGTGAGGGGGGAACATCTTCCATCGGATCGTTTTTAACTGCCACTGGCGGAGCGGCAGGCGCTAGTAATACTGGTGGCGCTGGCGGTGCTGGTTCAGGAAGCCCTACTTTACGTGGTTACTATATAGCTTCTGGCGGCAGCGGCGGCAATGCAACAAACTATTCGGTAGGAAAAGCAAACAGCTCTACTTGTGGTGGGGGCGGTGGAGCAGGCTCTTTTTACGGTAATGGCGGAACCGGTGGAAGTAACACAACTGGAACTTCCTCAAATAATTATGCAACGGGTGGCGGTGGGTTGGGTGGAAATGGCGGTGCTGGCGTTACTACTAATACCCGATCCGGTGGCGGTGGCGGTGCGGGCGTAGGTAATAATGGGGCTTCAACTATTAGTAGTGGCGGTGCTGGCGGAGGTACAAATGGTGCAGCTACTTCTAACAGCCCTGGTGGCCCAGGATTTACCGTAGGTGGTGGTGTAACAGGAATTAATAATGGTGACGGAAATTCATCTGCTCTTGGAAACCCAGCTACACTTGGCGGAAACATTTATTTAGCGCTTCTTAACCAAACTTTAGATGGTGGCGGTGGGGCGTATAATGCAGGCCAAAATGGTGGAAACGGCGGTATTGGCGGTGGTGGTGGGGGAACGAACGCAAACGGAAGCGGTCAATTTGGAGGAAGAGGCGGTTTTGGTGGTGGTGGCGGTGGCGGCTATAATGGTGGCAGTGGCGGCTTTGGTGGTGGCGGTGGTGGGGCTTTTAACGTAAGCCAAACTGGTGGAAATGGTGGTACTGGCGGTGGTGGTGGTGGTGGTAGCGGTAATGTTGGTGGAAGCGGGCTTGTTGTTTTATTTTGGACTGAGGGCTATTAATATGAAATGGGCAAGAAAAGTTAATAATTTTGCGGTTGATGTAAGAACAACTAATCCTGAAGGATGCTATACCGAACAGATAGTCGCAGAATTTATTGTCGTGCCTGATGAAGTTCAAAACATGTGGGTGTTCCATGAGCCAACCAAAAAATGGATGTCAGAACTACCACAACCTACTATTAAGGTGACCCGTGTCTAATCCAAAAACCGATTTAAAAATTGTAGATAACGTATTTGTAAAGCTACATCATTTCGAACAAATCGGCGACACCCATGAGGGTCATGCTCACGCTTTTGACCACATTACTTTGTTGTCAGCGGGTTCTGTAAAAATGGTGCATGACAATGGTGAGGCAGAATACAAAGCCCCCCATTTGATTGTTACCCCTAAAGGCATCAAGCACCAATTTACGGCGCTAGAAGAGAACACAGTGTTTTGTTGTATTCACGCAATTCGTGAAAAAGATGAGTTAGACGGCATTGCAAGCCCGGATATTAGCGTTGAAAAGGCATGGGAACTTATGGGAACTGCGCCACTAACCAAAGATTAAGATGAGCGTCCTAGTATTTCCTAGCTTTTTAAACGCAGATGCGTGCAATAAGCTAAATGACTGGGTTGATTTAGGCGTTCAAAATAAGTGGCTAGACAAAGGCGTAAATAGAGGTAATGCTTGGGGGTATGAGTGCCGTAGTACAACACGCAATTACGGCGATCGGTTTGAGTACGCAAGCGTTGTATACGAAGTACAGAAACAAATTAGTGCGTTTTTAGACATAACAGACTTAGCTAAAAGCGTTATTGGTGGCGGTAAAGACGGAATTGTTGTTAGTTGTATTTTTGATGGCGGTGATACATACCCGCACATTGACCCAAAAGAAGGCGAGCTTGAAGTATTGCGGTGCAACATTATGACCAGAAGTGCTGAAAGCGGTGGCGAATTATATGTTGGTGGTAATAAAATAGATATTAATGTTGGTGACTTGCATTGCTATTTACCGTCAACAGTAGAGCATTATGTAACGGAAGTTAAAGGTCAAACTCCTAGAGTGCTATGGATGTTTGGATACCAATGTAGCATTGAAAGATTTGAAAAATTATGACTATTCCACGCAATCTAGGTAACTTAGCACCCGGTGTAAATACCTCGGGTGTACTACAACCTTCTAACGGTGGCACAGGCGCTACAACTCTTGCTGGTGCAAACATTCCTGTTACGAATGCAGCAAACACGTTTACTGCAACACAGACTTTTAGCGGTTCTTCTAGTGTTTTAGCAATGATTCTTAATGATACTGCCGAGGTTGCAACCATATCCGCTACAGCTGCCACAGGCACAATTAACTACGATGTAACCACTCAATCGGTTCTTTATTACACATCCAATGCCAGTGCAAACTGGACAGTTAACTTTAGAGCATCTAGCGGTACATCATTAAATACGGCTATGACTACAGGTCAGTCGGTAACGGCTGCGTTCTTGGTAACCCAAGGTGCTACGGCTTATTACAACAACGTAGTACAAGTGGATGGATCAACGGTTACCCCTAAATACCAAGGCGGTACAGCACCAGCGGCAGGCAATGCGTCTAGCGTAGATGTCTATATGTACACCATTGTTAAAACAGGTAACGCCGCATTTACTGTGTTTGCCTCACAAACCAAGTTTGCTTAAGGGACATCCATGCCATTAGTACAAACTAGAGGTGCGGCATCGGCTCAAGGCTTTGGGGAGTTTGCTCAGCAAACGGCTGTTAACTACATTGAAGATGTATTTTCTACTTACTTATGGGATGGAAACTCTACCGCAAGAAATATTGTTAATGGTATTGACCTAGCTACTAAAGGCGGGATGGTTTGGGCAAAATACAGAAACGCTACTGCTAGTAATCGTTTATACGATACTAATAGAGGCGCTACAAAGCAAATCTTTTCAGATTTAACAAACGCAGAACAAGTAGCAGCACAGTCATTAACTGCTTTTAATACAGACGGCTTTTCATTAGGTACAGGTCAGCCAAACGAAAATACTGCTACTGTTGTGGGTTGGACATTCCGTAAACAAGCTAAATTCTTTGATGTAGTTACTTATACTGGCAACGGCACAAACAGATCAATAGCGCATAATCTTGGATCTGTACCAGGAATGATGATTGTTAAATCTACAAGCGATGCAAAGTTATGGGCTGTTTATCATAGAAGCATAGGAAATACTAATCTTTTAGTTTTAAATTCAACCTCAGATGCTATTACAAATGCAGAAATGTGGAATAATACAACTCCGACATCTACTGTTTTTACAGTAGGAACAAATACAAATACTAATGCTTCGGGCAATACTTATGTAGCCTACCTATTCGCCCATAACGCTGGTGGATTTGGTACAGCAGGAACAGATAATGTAATTAGTTGTGGTAGTTACACAGGCAATGGAAGTTCTACTGGTCCTTCTATTAACTTAGGATATGAGCCACAGTATGTGTTAATTAAAGGCTCATCTGTATCTCAAGATTGGTTTGTAGCTGATGTAATGCGTGGTATGCCTGTTGGTAGCGGTGACAATACTTTATCGCCTAATCTTTCTGATGCAGAACTTACTGGATTAAATTACATAGCACCAACGGCAACAGGATTTGACATAACAAGTGCTGGTTCATCATTTAATGGTTCGGGCGAAACCTACATCTACATGGCAATCCGTAGACCAATGAAAGTGCCTACTGTCGGTACTAGTGTGTTTAATCCTGTGGCATTTACTGGAAACAACACTGCAAATACAACAAGGGGTAGTATTACAACAGATCTTGTTATTCTTAGTAACACAAACAATGTTGCTCCACAAGCTTCATACAACCAAGCATTTTGGGATAGATTAAGGGGTGAAGATGTTAGCCTTACATCATCAGATACTAACGCAGAAATTACTGCCTGGTCTAATGTTTATTTTAATTTAGATCAACAAGTTGGTTGGAGTAACGGCTCAAATACTACCTATTTAAATAATAGTGGTATGAACTATGTAACATACAATTTAAAAAGGGCATCAGGATTCTTTGATGTAGTCTGCTATACAGGAACAGGAAGCGCAGCAACACAAGCGCATAACCTTGGTGTTGCTCCTGAGTTAATTATTATTAAATCTAGAAATACGGCAGGTACAAACTGGCAAGTTTATAGTAGATTTACATCAACAACTTATGGCTATCAGACACTTCAAACAAATAGTGCTGGCAGTTCTGGTCTGACATATGGACCTGGAGGATCGCCAAATTTTGAATCATTTACAGCAGCTCCAACTTCTAGTCTTATTAATTTGGCATCATCAGCAGAAATATCTGCAAACGGAAGAACCTATGTAGCCTATCTATTTGCTACTTGTGTTGGTGTAAGTAAAGTTGGTTCTTATACAGGCAATGGCTCTAGCCAAACGATTAACTGTGGATTTGCTGCTGGCGCAAGGTTTGTATTAATTAAGCGTACAGACTCTAATGGAGATTGGTATGTTTGGGACTCGGCACGGGGTATCGTAGCTGGCAATGACCCTTACTTATTACTGAACTCAACAGCTGCGGAAGTAACCAATACCGACTATGTAGATACCGCCGCCACAGGTTTTGAGATAAGCTCTACTGCTCCAGCAGCCATAAATGCCAATGGCGGCTCATTTATATTTTTAGCAATAGCATAAGGAATAATTATGGAAATCAGAACACAAACTGGCGCTGTAATGTACGAAAGTGAATTTCGTAGCCACATAAAAGAAACAACTGGTGCATCGTGGAACCAAACCACCGAGGAAGTTTTACAGGCTTTAGGTGCAAGCGTTGTTTTTGAGGGTGCTCAAGCTACTGGTGGTACGGTATATCAATATAGCCAACGTGCTGGCGTAGAACAAATTGGCGGTAAATGGTACACAAAGTACGTCCTTGGTCCAGTCTTTGCCGACACCCCTGCTACAGACACTCAGCCAGCTAAAACAGCAGCCGAGAACGAAGCGGCTTACAAAGCAACCAAAGATGCCGAGCAAGCTAGGTCGGTGCGTCAGAATAGAGACCAAAAACTCAAAGATTCTGATTGGACACAGGTAGCCGATGCCCCTGTTAGTAAAGAGGATTGGGCAGCCTATCGCCAAGCCTTACGAGATTTGCCTAGCGCAGACGGTTTTCCTTGGATTGATTTACCTAGCGAGCCTGTATAAATCATGTTCGGTATAACTACCTTCGCACAAAGCCCGTTCGCAACACTAGGCGGGAATGCGTATAACCAAGCGGTTAGCGAAAGCGTAGCTATTGCCGATGCTCAAGTTGCAGCCATATTACAAAGCTCTGCCATAGCCGAATCCATTGCGCCAGCCGATGCTCAAGTCGTAGCCCAAGGTTTTGGTGTAGATATTGCCGAGTCCATGGGCGCAGCCGATACTCCGTCAACTACCTTATTAGCAGAAGTTTTACAAAGCGAAAGCGTGGCAACCGTAGATACCCAAGAGCAATTAACTGGTACATTTGTCTTTGTTGCCGATTCTATTGGTATTTCCGATGTCTACACCCTAAGCAACAATACCTTTAATGCGGTGGTAGCAGAAACTCAAAACCCAGACGATACAATTAGTTCTACAGGTTTAATCCTCTTTGAAGAGCAAGACGAATCTGTAGCGGTTTCTGATACACAAACTCTTGTCCAAGTCCTTGCCGCTGCCGTTGCAGAGTCTATTGCCAGCTTAGACGCTTACGATGAGACTAGAACTCTAACCGCAGCTATCTCAGAAGATACCCACGCAGACAATGTATACAGCGTTCAGGCTAATGTTAGCTCTGCTGTTTCTGAATCTACAACGCCAACCGACGCTGTTACTGGAGACCGTGTATATAACTACTATATTAGCGAATCTGTAAGTGCGGCTGATGCCCAGACTGGCGTATTTAACTACTTAACCACGGTTGCAGAAAGCGTCTCTCCAGCGGATAATATGACTTTTACCGTAAATACTAGGGCGTTGCCGACAGGTATCTTAATAACCATTAGCGTCACCAATGTAAACGTTTGGGGCAATATTAATGACGAT